TTATGGTTTAACCATAATTGAGAGTGATGATGCTTTTTTCGCCTGAAAAGCCAATTCAACATATTTATAAAGCACAGGCGCTGTTACTGCTATTAATAAAACAGATGCCCCCTGCCACAAATACATGCCATAATCATACAGATAATGCTTTGAGATAAACTGAAAAACACCGTGATTTAGATAAACACTAAAACTAGTCACACCCAGAAGTTGAAATTTTTCGTTGGCAAGCAAGCCAAAAATAGAGAAACCGCTTGCTATTGAAAGGAACATTGGCGTTAGAGATATCGCAACTACTGGATTATATACATGCCTTATCACAACAAGGCAGACTGCAAATAAAAAAGCTCCTAAAAAAAACAGGATCAATTGATGTCCTTTAGATATTTTTCTCTTCGACAGAATTGCCGTCAGAAATCCAGAGATAAATAACGTCATATAAGAAGCGCTTTTTTCATCGAAAAAACCTACCAACCACAGCATGAAAACCAGAGAAAAAAGACCAAACATGACAAGAATTTCGCTCTTGAAATAAGACAGCAACATCATCAGGATGGGAACAAAAACATAAAGCCGCCATTCCCATATCAAGGTCCAGAGAATGCCAGAATTAACAGGCCCCATCTTAAACCCACAGACATCTCCGCCAGAAAAAAAACCTAGTGGTGTAGGAATATACTTAAACACTCCTAAAGAACAAACCGTATTATCACTATTAACAATAACCAGCCCGAGCATTGCAATTAATAACGAAAAAACAACCGGAGGGTAAATCCTTAACAGCCTCCCTTTAAAAAAAGGGATTAAAGGCTTTTTGGATGCAGCAACAAAATAAAATAAAAAACCTGAAATCATAAAGAACAATGCGACAGGCAGATGTCCAATGAGCATTGCGATTGCTTTTACGTTAGCGCTAAGATAATCCGTTGACCAAAAGAAATCATCACTACTCCCTCCTCTCCAGAAAAAAATGATGGAAGATAACCAGAGTCGCACAAATCCCTCTTAAACCGTCCATCGTTCTATATTTATATGGATTTTCTGTTACCCCTATTCGCTTACAAACATAATAATTACCGAAGACCATAACAAAAAAAAGCAATGAGTATATGATAAAAGTCACACAATAATCCTTTCAGAAAGATACTGAAATTATTAAAAAAGGTAAATTATCATAGATAATTCACCCCTTCAATAACTAACTATTGCAGTACCTTCTGTTACGCCCAGACGTTCGGTATCATGCTGCCCCCCCCTGATACACGAACTCGTACAGCGAGGTTGCTCCGGCAGTGTATTCAGTCGCCGGCGTCCACCTGGTCAAACTGGATCAGTGGTTCGCCAGTTCAAAAACATGCCAATGTTGCGGTTTCGCGATGAAAAAGATGCCTCTTGATGTCCGTAAATGGTCCTGCCCTGAATACGGGGCTGTCCATGATCGCGACATTAACGCGGCCCGTAATATAAAAGCTGCCGGGCTGGCAGTGTTAGCCCACGGAGCGACTGTAAACCCCAAAGCCGCTTAATGTGGTTTAGGTAGGTTGCGTTGAAGTGGGAAGCCTAGCCCGATAGAGCGGGGAGTAGTCACACCCATGAATTTGCAGAGAGACACACCAGTTTGCTTCCATTAAAGATAAAATCATACACCGATGTTGTTCCTGCTAGACCTGAAGCCGTCATATTCTGCGCAAATGCAAAGAGGCCGCTAAATGATACCGTGCGCCCTCCTACGCTGTCCTGTGTGACAATTATAGATACCTTATCGCCAACACTGAGAGATGACAGTGAGTCTGAAGTTGCAACAAAAGTTACGTTTTGGCCCAATGGAGACATCTGATATACATGACCATATTTCCATATAGGAGTGTAGCTTGCCTGAGTCTTATCAGCGGGAACCTGAACCTCTGCCTTGTAGTAAACAGGAGACCACACAGAACCATTATGATATACGGGGGTGATGCCGTATGTCGCATTAGCATTGATATTGTAGGCCATATCACCAAGACGTCCTGTTGCAACATTAACCGTATCTAGGTGATTGCGAAAATCTAATGAGTAAACTATCGCAGCAGAACTTTGTTTTGTCACACATGGGGCTAAGTCAGTAGCAACTGCTTCTGGATGGCTATTCAAGTAACCCTCTATAATTACAGTCCCTCCATCGTAAACATACAGTGCCGAGTTGGAGCTTTTCGTTCCTATGTAATTATTCCCGCACTGAAGGCGAATAATATTACCACCCATAACGTTAAACAAACGACTAACACCTTTTGTTTCCACGTTATCGAGAACTATTTTTAACTCACCTGTTTCACTCGTCCACGATGTTGTATTATAGACAAGTACGTCTCCACCCTCTGTTTCGAGGTCTTTCAGCGTGATTTTATTGCAGACGCCATTAAGCTGAATTGGCCTTCCAGTTCCATTCGGCATTTTTATTCTGCCTGATAGCTTAATATGCCTAACTATTCCGGCTGGATAGCTACCATTTGCCACGTTAGTCCTGGCCGCAGTGAATGTATTTGCGTCTGTAAGCTCAAGGTTACAAATACGGATATCAACCTTTTCGGTTGAAGAATTCCACCCGCCAGCAAACAGTGTGCGGGACTCTAAACCTGGCTTATGGTGTCGCAGGTTATCAATAACGACACTGCCCACCTTTACAAAGTTATCCGTAGAATTACCAACCCGAAGTACACTTCTGGTAGCCAGACTTTCAAACACCTCTAAATCACCGATATGTAGGTACTCCAGCGTGTCAGGAAGGATGCGGAACTCATCCCCACTCTGTACCTGGCAACCAACAGACCCTATGCCGAGCCGTCCGATATCAGTATGAGTCAGGTTGGTGTCTCTAATCATCGAAACAATGGCCAGGGTTGTGCTCCCGTGAATTTTGCCTATATCAATATCCCAAAATTTGTGGGGGGCATTCCCTGTCACTTTTAATGCAGTCAGAGAGTTCTGCGGGCTTATGTTGTCAGCTTTAATGCTATAGCCATGCCCTCGGCTGAGTTCATAAGTGGTAAAATCACCGCCCGTCAACGCCAGCATATCGTCCCCGGTTGTCCCGGTAAGACTACCGATGTTAACCCCAACATACGGCGGCATAATGTGAAGGCCATCAGAATAGGTGTTAAAGTTCATGCGTGGCACTTCAACATTACGGATGTTAGCCAGGCAAACAGCGTATTTTCTAAATCTTCTTGCGTCTGCTACTTCAATCCTTGAGTTCAGCAGGCCACGCATTACGATCCCCATTAAGTGAATAGCCGGGACTACTGATTGCGCGGCGTTGTTCATCGCACCGAATCTGCCGTCTATTGTCCCCTGAATATTGATATCAATATTTTTGTCGGGAACGAAGCAATATAGATTTGTCGCCCATTCAGTATAGGTTGCTTGAGGGTCTTTCAGCGAAGAGTGAGACTCTACAATGAACGTGTTTGCATCAATGACCTCAGTAACAAACATAATCCCATCGTAGCCATATTCTTTTGCGCCATAAAAAGCTGCATAATCACCAGCCGAAAACGGATGGGAAGGGCAAGCTACTGTAGCGTACACCTGACCGTTTGCTGTCGGGTTATCACGCCACGGATTTAAATACCCAGTCAACTTCGTCATCGATGTAACAACGTACTTCGACGCGTTTAATGCCTCATTGACCAGTAGCGGACTCCATGTTTCCGCGTTTTTATCTTGAATCCACCTTACACCGGAGGCTGTATGGAATGACGTACCTGAAGAAATAGTTCCGGTACCGTTGTAGAAGTATTCACCCGGTTTATTGTATAGAATCATCCCCCCAACAGATAATGCAGCCTGAAGCAATTGCGTATCTGTTGTAGAATTACCTGAAGGGCCTGGCATAAATATCGCCCCTAATTCTGACCGCAGCTGGTCCTGTCCAACATCCACAAAATTTGCCTTATCCGTGGCATTCCAGGTGGATTCGGTTGTGCCCGCCGTTGTATACCCTGAACCAATCGCAACTGAAGCCGCCAGTTTCCAGAATGTCCCGGCGTGGGAAACGAGCTGATTATAACTCGTCAGTGTCCATGGACCATCCTCATATCGACCTAAAACAGTCTTTCCCGCCTCCTGCAGCACGGCCTCGTATCGTGAGGCCTGGCTGCTTATCTGCGCGTCAAACTTCTGCGCCTGTTGATTGAACTGGGAAATAAAAGCCGCCTGTTGTGCTGCTCGCATTACTTCTGAAGATGATTCAATCCCATACCAGGTTTTTCTTTCCTGACCGAACCTGTCTTCCCAGAACGCTGTTGTAATGTCATTCACAGCAAAATCAAGGTTCTTTGCGTTTTTCAATAATACTTCAGGGGCTGAAGAGCCAATCGGTGGATCAAAGGCCATGTTTTTTGCTCCAAAAAGAGGCTTCGCCCAAACGAGGGTTTGAGCGAAAGAAAAGTTGAAAGGGATTTTTTGGTATTAAGCGACGTCGCCGGGGTATGTGGCGTCGTCGTACTGGTAGAAAATTTCTTTATATTCAGGTGCAGTAATCTGACAGTTGCTGTCACCCGATGGGGCAACCTCCTGGACTATCCCATGCCGCGCACCCTTTTCACTGTCGCAGAACAATAACTTCGGCGGATCAATATCTGGGTCATCCATTATCCAGTCATCCGGATGCAGGTCGTCGTTGTACGGCACCGTCAGCGTGAAATCATCTACCCGTTGCGGCGTTAGCATTCGCGATGATGGTCGACCGTCCTGAAACTGTATCCAGCAGCGAGGATTCGCGTAGCTCCAGTCCAGTGGCTCCGTGACGTGCAGCGTAATTTCCTGGAAGTCGTAAATCATCGCGTCAATCAGGCAACTTTGGGTTTTCCCGGTTGGAATGTCGTCGGACAAAATGATGTGATCACCGAAGTCATGACACCATCCCAGCATCGAAGTCGTAGCCGTATACGTTCGGCGTTGGTGGAGATATTTCATTAACCGACGCATCCCGATACGCCAGGCGCGATCTGCAGTCATGGCAACATCAATGGTGTAGGACTCCGTTTTGCGCGGAAAAGGATTTTCCGGCGTCCGGCACTGTACGGTTTCCTCCGCCCAGGTCACAGGGTTGATATATTTCACATCCACGCCATCAAAATCATCCTCCGACGGGACCCTGAATGACGTCTGCATTTCCTCCACGGTATCCTGAGGAGTAATGATCCCTGTCCAGCTTTTGACGCCCTCTCTCCCGACAGAAAGCAACCCGTCAGACAGCAGAAAATACCCCATGCCAGCCTCGGCTATTTTGTCGAAAATATCCTTTGCTGACGTGCTGTCACTGCTTGCCTGGTGATCAAAATATTCTCCCCTTGGCGTCCAGTAGGTAGCCTCCAGCGTACTGAGCGCCGCAATGTCGATCTGGTCGTCGCGATATCCCAGACTGCGGGCAAGATGCAGGAACGCACCGCTGATTGTCCTGTCACCACCGCCATCATAATTTCGTGTGGCGACAACACTCACACGCTTGTCTGACTGGGCCGCCAGCTGGCCGCCGGTTTCAACCGTGATCCCTATTGTTGATATCCCTGCGTAGGAGGTCGGACGGGAAAGCAAACGACCTCTGAGCGCCTGCCAGAACATGCTGTCTCTCGCGTTGTTGCTCCCCTGCTCGTTACGGCGGCGGCATCGAACCTCCACCAGCCCGGGAGAGGACAGATCAAAACGCTCTGTAAACCCGAGACCATTAATGTTTTTAAGCGCGTAAACCCCTGGCTTACTCGTCCACCCTGATCCGGAACCATAAACGCGATACTGGATTTCATACTCGACATGGCGGACCCGCTTATTCCCGTTGTTCTGGAACCCGCAAATTCCGTTTGGGAAAGCAAAGTTGACCTCGAAGGCGTCCACAACTTCATTTTGCGGGCAGGCCAGAAAGGGGCCGAGCCAGGTTTCATTATCGTTAATACCAGACGCGGCAAAATCCACGACGGTACGGGTCATAAAGCCTGACCAGGTGCTGTCAACGACACCGTTAACCACACGCTGTACGGTCGCAGAGGGACCATCAGTAGACGCTATCTGGTATTCGTTGCCACGGTGCGCCAGGGAAATCCGCTGAGTGCCTTCCGGCAATCCGGAAAAGGCAGTGCCAGAATCGTATGCCAGCGTCACGCTGGCTGTTACCGCAGGGATTCCGCCGCTGGAGGCTGTACCAGCTGTAAATACCGGGCTGTCGCCAAATACTGACGCAGGCAGGAATGATGACGTAATGGAGCCGCCACGCCAGGGGCTGGAGATCTCGACGATACGTATCACGCCGCCATCATCCTGAGCAATGAGCCCAGAACCATTCAACCCGCCGTTAATCGCTGCGAGCAAGCCAGACATTGTGCCGTAGTTGGCGACCAGAGATATGGTATAGGTGATACCCTGCCAGGTCAGAGCAAAGGTCTGGCTGGTTGTCGTAAAGTCATACGTTGACGGCGAGGCACTGGCGCGTAATACCGCAGTCGCTCCCCCTGTTCCCGGAACGGCGTCCTGGTGAGGGGTATACGTGGCGATCTGCAGGTCATAGTCAGTACCGTTAAACGTTAGGGTGACAGGCATTCCGCTGAATGGCGCAATCTCTGACACGACGTCGCCTGTCAGCACGTTAAAACCGCCCTCGATGGATACCTGATAATTCACTGGCGCTTTCAGGGTGACAATTGCACCGGCGATCCAGCCAGGAGGAAGTTTGTTCTCATCCTCGTCTTCATCATTATCATCATCGACATCGAGGCCAGAAAACGAGACAGAGGCACCGCTGACGCTCATGGCATCAGCAACGATATCACTGGCTTCAGGGGCAGTCTGAGCCATATCGAGGCCGCTGCCGCTCGAAGTTCCACCAACTTCCGTTGAGTTGAACCATATCTCACTGCGACGATCCCCGGCCACATTATCGCCGGGCCCATAGCTGGTATATGAAAAGCCCTCGCCTAAGGTCAACGCCGGAGTTTCCCCTACCCGAAAATCTCCACCGGTATAGGAGAAACGTCCATATCCAAGGCAGACAAACATTTCTACCGTCATTCTGGTGGGATCAGCGGGGTCGAATCGCGTTACCGGCTGCACCAGGTAATCCGGGTAAATCCGGTTTCGCCCAAACGCCTCCCTAACGGGATCACCGAGTTTTGCGGTGTTTGCCCGCGCCGGGTTCAGATCCAGCGATGAAGCGTTACTGGATGAAAAACCGCCCAGCTCTGGTTTTGGGGCAAAGAATAATGCATAGGCCGTAGACGCAATGGATACGGCCACCGAAACCCACGCGGCAATTTCAAGACCCGTGCCATACGGAATGGGATATATCCGCACGTCACTGTCTGGCCGCAACAAACATAACGGCCATTCCGCCGGGGGGACTGCCTGGCCGTTCAGCTCGATCACGACAGGATGAGTTTTATCCTGTGAATAGCTCGGGACATTTCTGCTCATCCACTCATGCAGCGTCAGCACACCATGCTCGTGCGTTTCAAGGGGTTCACCCGGTAGCCGGGACGGGTAAAACTTTATCGTCATTGCCAGAACTCCACGCGGTTAAAGCGACGGATGAATCGCGCCAGTGGCAGAAACGTAACCCCCGAGCCTGGATTACATTCCGCGACCTGCAGCTGGTTATCGAGCATCACAACAATCCCAACATGGGAAACCGTTGAACCCGAATAGCAAGCAACTCCGGCGCCTTCACACGGGGCACAACGTTTCAGCGAAAGCATCAGCTTTCTCGCTTCCCGGTCGAGGCCCCCGCCGTCTTTGGTCACACCTGCAAAATCCGGCCATTCAGGTAGCCCAAGGTCGCGACGTATCTCATTTACAATGCCGAAGCAGTCGAGTAGCGGGTAGGCTCTACCGCCCTTCTGCCATTTAACAGAACGGTATTTATCAGGATTAAACATATTTGCCTCAGGTTAGTAACGTAAGCCCGGATGTTCGGCGAGGTTGTAACGTTTACGGGGCCAGGCTGTTTTGAGGACATTCATATAGCCTGCCGTGACCTGAACTGCTGTCGGGGTCCAGGAGCCGGATTTGATATCGAGCGTATACGGTGATGATGCCGGAGCAGACAGATCGGATGAAATGTACCGCCGGAATGTCAGCGTGGCTGATTTCATTTCATCCAGAATTTTATCGATCGCCTCAGAAACCCGTCCGTCAATATTGCTGATAGCAAACTTTAAATCCTGTGTCCCGTCGGCGTTCCTGGCTGGTAAGGCGATATCTATCGCGCTGGCCTCAAACGTCACCGGCTGACCATTTTCCAGCGTCACTGGAACGTCATCCCAGCCACTGGTTAGCCAGTAGTTATCATCGCCTGCTGATATCTGCAGCGTATCGTGAATAACCTCCGATCCACTGCTGGCATATAGTCGCTCAAGAATTGTCATGCTTCGGCCACTCTCTGTTTAGCGCGATATCCAGTAACGACTGGCCCGCCAGCCATTCCGGGTAATTTCCCCAGCCTGAAGGCGGTAACGGGCGTTCCCATAATTCCAGCGTTGCGCTGTACTGCCAGTATTTTGGCGCGACCAGCGTCGGCCCTTCGTAAATATCCACGAACCTGGCTTTATAGGGCTTTACCCCGATGGGAGTCTGAAGTTTCAGATAGAACCAGGACTGGCCATCTTTAAGCGCATCCCTGAAAAACGCCTCAAACACCTGCGCCAGAGCATCAGTTTTAAAAATCCATTTAACCGATGCCTGGGTGGGTGTTGAGGTATATCGCCTTCGTTGTTGAGCGCGACCGGACGTCATCTCCGTTCGCAGTAAAGGTGATATGGGCTTAAACCCGTACCCGTCCATAAGCGGCATGGGCAGGTATTCATCCGGGTAGAAAATATCTGCCATGAATATTCCCTCCGGGCAGGTCTATCTTGGTTTTTTGGATTGGAGATTTGAATAAATAGCCCGACCGAATTTCTTCTGTGGGTTATCTATCTCGGCGGTTAGAGAGTTAATAATCCGCTGTTCAAGAGCATTATTTCTTCGCTCAACGGCCTGCATCGTTATGTCATCCGGTTTGCCGGTGAACGTGCTTCGTGCGTCCACGCTAACAGCTATCCGTGGCTGCGCCTGAATCTGACTTGCTGCGTTCTGTACCGCAGGGGACTCACGACCTACAGCACGAACCCCCAGCGAACCATCAGCACCACGGGTAAGCGGCATGATGGCTTCCGGCCCGGCCTCGCCGAATACACCCGCACCTTTCGCAAACGCAAAATATTGGGGAGTGCTGTAAACACCATTGCTGTAGGCAGAAAGTGACGGAGAATCGTAAACGCCTCCGAGAGCGTTAAATGAAAAATTAGCTCCCGCGCTTTGAATAGCGGTACCACTACTTGCCGCACCGCTGGCACCGCCAAAAAGACTACCGAACAACCCACCCGCTCCGCCGCCAAATGACGCCATAATCGCTTTAGTGATCAACGCCTGTGTTGCCATCTGGATCAGCGTCTTAATCACCGTTTCGCCCAGGGAAGAAAAAATATTCGACATCCCATCTTTAAACGAAGCAGCGCCTGTCAGGACGTTTGTCAGGTTGTTGGAGATAGAGTTAGTGGTGGCATCCAGAATCTCGCTGGTTGCAGTGGCAGCCATTGAGCTCAGATCAGAAGCCTGATTGGCATAATTCATCAGGGAATCGCTGATCCCCGTGCGCCAGTCTGACTGCTGTTCATCGGTCTTTTTGTAGTAGTCCTCCTGAATCGCTAACCGTTCAGCAAGCGCCGCCTGCAGCGCTTCCGTTTGCTGTTTGTACTGGTCTTCAGAAATTTGCTTCTTGTTAAAGTCACGCTGAAGCTCATCCTGCTGCTTACGGAAGTCAGTGCGAATATCCGCCATTTCCTTCATGCGGTCGCGGGCTTTATCTCCCATCCCGGCGCCAAGAAAATCTATATTCCCCCGGTCACGCGCAGCGGCATTACTGTCAGCCAGCCCATCACGGAACGTTTGCAACTGTTCAGCAATGTTTTTCTGATCGATTAGTGCAGCATTTTGCAGGATTATTTCTTTTTTGGCTTGCTCAAGAGAGGCTAGCTCCCCCTGCGTCACCTGATATTTCATTTTAGCCAGTTCGGTATTCTGGCTTCCCAGGGCAATTTGTTCCTGCTGCTGTTTAATAAGGCGCTTGTAAACGTCTTCTGTCTTTTCAGCCGCTTTAACCTCTTCGCTTTTTGGCGCTTTCCGGGTGGGTTTATTGGATTCATCATTTCGCCATTTCGCCAACCCCTGATTAATATACAGATCGCGGTTAGTTTTAAACTGAGGTTCATCCTTGAGCCCTAATTCGTCAGCGGCATAACCTAACCGGGCTCTCTCCCTTGCTTCTCCTTTAAGCTTTGATAGTTCAAGGTCCTGACGGCTTTTTTCCAGAGCATTGGCTTGCTGTGATGTTAAATCAGCCTGAGGCATTCGCATTGGCACGTTAACCAGCCCTTGCCTTTCCATTAAAAGCTGATTCCCCAATCCAAGTAAACGGTTAACTTCGGAATACTTACCAGTCATCATTACAAGGTTCTGGTATTCAGAATTTTGCCGCCATGCTCTTTCTTTTATAAGATCGTTTCTTCTTCTTTCTTGTTCCTCCTGTGCCTTTAGTATATCACTTGCCTTTTCTCGCATCTGCCGTAGTTTGTCTTCTTCTACGACAACCTGTTCGGTAAGAATTGCGATAGCCTTTGTAATATTCAATTCATTTTCTTGAGTAATACCTGGCTTGCTTCTACTTTCATTTAAATCCTTTATTTGTCCGTTAAGACTTTTAACGCTCCTTTCTTGTTCTTCGATTAGGCGCTTTTGTTCCTGCATCGCCTCAACCGATAATCTGCGATTACTATCGACCTCAGGCAGGGTCATTGAGGAGGTTTTTTCTCTGATTTGATCTATTTGGCTGGCATACTCCTGAGCTGATTTTCTTGCTTGTTCCTGGCTTTGATACATAGCGTACCATGCGCCAGCACCCAGCATAACTAACCCGGGTATACCGCCGACCAGCCCAAGAGCCCCGCTCATTAACCGGGTGCCGACAGAGGTAACGCTGTTAAGGTTATTTTGAGCAGAAATCCTGCCTGAAATATTACGGTTAAGCGCCGCTTGTGCTGCGGCAAGTTTTCTTTCTGCAATAGCCTGTGCATCGGCATTTTTTGCAGCTACAAGCCCCGCCTGAGCCCGCTCCAGAGCTGTTCGTGCTCGTACTTTTTCTGTAGCTGTTCCGGTGGAGAGAGCTGTGGTCAATCGACCTTGCGCAGCAGTAACCTTAGCTTCTGCGGCCGCAACCCTCTCCTGTTGTGCAGCCTGAACATCTGCACTTTTAGCACTCTGAAGGGCTTGCTGGGCGCGGTAAACGGCGGCGCGGGAAGCGGCAACAGAAGATTGCGCGGCTTTTTCCTGAGCGACTGCAAGAGCTACCTCAGATTTTGCCGCTGAGATAAGTGCGCCAGTAGCACTGCTTGCGCTGGTAACAATCCCGCCAAGATACCGTGCTAATCCAATCCCAACCAGACCACCTGCAGCGGTGGTAACCAGTGACATATTATCTGCTACGTCACTGAGAGCCCCGCTGACAGCAGAAGATGTAAGTGAATCCAGCGTACCTGCCAGCCCATCAAGACCGCCAGAAAGTGCGTCTGTTGCACCAGTCGCCTGGTTTACCCCACCGACCCATGCCATAAACGAGTTAGTGACTTTTTGCATTGAGCCGGACACTGTCGGCGGTAACGAGGAAAACTCCCCCTGTAACACACCTAACTGGCTGATTAATGCTGGTACGACTTTATCAATCGTGAGTTGCCCCTGGTCAGCCATCGCTTTAAGATCTTTTCGGGCAACCCCCATACCAGCAGCCAGGGCACGGATGACACGATCCCCAGCTTCGTTAACCGCGTTAAACTCTTCGCCACGCAAAACACCCTGAGCAAGCGCCTGGCTAAACTGGGTAATAACAGAACCGGCTTCTTCTGTACTTGCACCAGATAGCTTTAGTCCTGTTGATACCGCTTCGGTGATTTTGAGTACTTCATCTGAGCTGTAACCAAATTCACGCATTGATGCTGCGGCGCGTGAAAATAAATTAGCGTTATCAGTAAAAGCAGTGCCCGTACTCTGGCTGATCGCCATTAATCGGGTCTGAGATAAAGTAAAATCATTCGTAGACACTGAGGCTTGTTTAAGCCGTGCATTTACTGAGTTCCATTGATCTGCAATCTGAACCAGTTTTCCTGTTGCAAATGCTGCAGCTGCAGCTGTGGCAGCCCGACCCGCTGAAGCAAATCCATCCGTTAAATCGGAAAGAGCTTTTTGGCTTTCTTTCGCAGCGGCAGCAGCCTGGCGCCCACCATTCTGCATGGTTTTATAATAGTCTTGCCCCATGCGTGAAGCTCGGGCGATCTCAGTCTGGAATGATTGAGAGTTTGCTGAAACCTTTATGATAAGCTCACGTAGGGTTGCCATTTGTATCCTCACAGGTATAAAAAAAACCGCCTAAGCGGTTTTCTTTAATTAGCAAGAATGTATCAACTACAAATCTCGCCCCATAGTTTAGAAAATTCAGTTCCACCATCATCAATAATGGTTATTCCACTTTTACTTACATACCTTTTAAACCCAGCATATGCACCAAAGCTGTTTTTAGCATTTACTTGTCCGCATACATATCCGTCACGACCAATGATCTGGTTTTTGAAGGTTGCAGATTCGGGGTCTTTTAATTCAGCCTTAACACTAGGGTTGCTTGCTGATATAACATTCATGTTGTTGTATCTTTTCTGCCTATCGTTCTCGCTAATTCTCATTAGCTCCTCATGGTTCTCATACCTCTCCCCCCACAAAGGGACCATTGAGTTAACAAAAAACAAGACAAAAACAGAACCGAGAATTATCAAAAGAGAAGCAATTTCCCCGCCAATCTTATCTATATATTTTAAAGGAATAACCAAAACAGCAAAAAGAAACACAATTGATATTGGTTGCCTTAACGCAATAATAAATGCTATAGCAAAAACTACTAAAGATAAAACGCCCAATATTTTTTTCATTTTTTATCCCAATAGGTAGAAAAGAACTAAAATCCTACCATTGGATAAGTAAAACTTCAGCTATCATTGTTTGTTCAAGCTGATGCTGCGAGCAAAGCGGCCTCCAAGCCTGCAAAGGGATCGCCGCCGTCGTTTACCTCAATCTCTTCTGTGCTCCACTGAAGCTGAGCATCTTCAATGGTGACTTTAACGCCCTGCGCTCCGTAAACCGCAGATACCAGCTGAGCATTGAGGATATCGCCGCGAATATCGCCGATTGGGCTGATACGGTCGTACTCAGCCCACATCCTGAATTCGCCGACCGTCATGGTTTGTCGCAGTTCGCCCAGCGTGCGGCCCATCCGGAGCGCCAGCGCCATCAGGAACTGCATGCCAGGCATTTTTACTTTGCATTAGCATCATCCGCGTCACGAATGAGATCAAGTGCCTGCTTCAACAGCCGGGAATGCACGGGGCCATAGATCGCTTCAACCTGTTCGGTGTCATCGACAGTAAAGACGGGCTGCAGGTCGGTATCCAGCAAAATATCGATGAAAAGCGTGACGTCGGCCCGCATCGTGCGGAAGGCTCGTTCTGAAGGGGTCAGTTCTGGTGCCTCTGGTGCTTCCTGCCCTTCCGGTGGTTTGGGTTGTTCCGGGCTGGCGATCCCCTGCCAGCGAATCCAGGCTTCTGCTGAAGGCTCACGAATGATGACTTTGGCGTTATCCCACTCCGGAACGGAGACTTCTTTTTTACGAAAGCCCGCCATCGGTGCCAGTGCCAGTGCTTTAAGACTCGGTTTTGACATTAATTTTATCGCCGGTCTCCCGGCGCTCCGTTAATTGATGGTGACGGTGCAATCAGAAGAAGTGATCACAGTGCCATCGGCATCAGTAACCACGCAGGAATAAACCCCGGCATCACCGGATACAGCGCTGGCTTTCGTAAACGTTGCGCTGGTCTGGCCGCTGACCGTCGAGGTGCCCTTTTTCCAGACGTAGGTATAAGGTGCCGTACCGCCCTGGACGACTACGCCCATAGTCAGGGCGCTTCCTGCCGCGACCGTTTGAGACGCCGGAAGGTCAGTAGCAAACGACAGAACTCCTGGGGCGTTAATATTGGTGGGTTTACCTTTCAGACGCAGCGAGAACGTTGCAGCAACAACACCGTTGGTTTGAGAATCCCAGGTGTGCTGACGTACCTCAGCGCGCATCAGGAATCCATTACCAGACGGGAAAATAACCTTAAACCCATAAACCCCGTCGTTATCATATGCTTCACGAAGTGCATCCTGCGCCGGGTTGCGGTAGAAGTTACCGGAAAGTGACATTTCAGACGGAGCAGGAAGGCCGTTGATATTTTCCGTTTCATCCGAACAGAGCGTTGTCACGTCAATATCGTTTTTCTGACCAGCGGTAAAGCTTGCCTGTTTGATAGTGCAACTCAGGTTTAACCAGGTTGCGGTATCCAGCTCTGCCGCAGTGACCGGCACAGAGGTAATCATTACTACCGTTTTTTGGGCACGTTCAAATAGTGCTGACATCGCAGCCTCCATAAATGAAAAAACCGCCAGCGGCGGTCGGATTGGATTGGTTTTTGTCAGGCAATAACCGTTATTTCGAGAGTTGCCCGATGAAGATGGGTTGTCGTGTCGTAGCCAGGAATTTTTGTCACCTCGACAGGTGAAAGAACCTGCAGGCGAGCCAGGGCGTCCAGGCGTAACGCTCTGGCTTCGTCATTCGTTTCAGCCCATACATCAACCTGAATGCGCAGTGTCGACTCTGCCTGGCCGCAGAAAACATCCCCGGATACTTCAGTCGGTATCGAGAAGATGATGTAAGGCGCGGGGACATCGGGAAGCCCGTCACTACCCAGCGATACCACATACGGATAAACCCGCCCGTCTGCCAGCGGCGACAGCAGGTCATAGAGATCATCCTCTGTCATTTTGATAACACCTCATCAATAGCCTGATTCATCCGCTGCATCGCCACCTGCGCAGCCTCTTCCATGCGGGTATCAAAGGCCGGACGAACAAACGGATGTGCTGGCGCCGTAGCTGTCCCCAGCTCCACGAAGCGCCAGTAAAACGCATTCCGCTTGTTGCTGGCCTTCATGGTGATGTCGCTGTTCCCCGTTTGCGGATTAACACCGCGAATATGCACCCCTGAAGCGATTTCACCGCGACGGCGGCTTTTCTGAGTGACGACAACAACGTTTTTCTTCAGCTTGCCGGTTTGCTCGGGAGCACGATCAATCACCTCCTGCCGGAGAACTTCAGCCCCGGCACGAGTGGAATCACGAAGGACTTTATTGTTTTCGGCTTTGCTGAGGGTTTGCAGATCTCGGGCGATATCCTGCAGCCCGGAAAAATCCAGATTCACATCAATCATTTTTCGGCCCCCTGTTTGCAGAGAATTTCCAGCCGGGTACCTTTTATATCCGGAACCGGAGGCCCGGTAACGTTAAGAACTGCGCCTTTAAACGGACCAGTACGGACCTTCAATCGGGATGAGGCTGAAATATCCCTGCGAAAACGCACCCAGACTCGGATTGTCGCATCGGCATGCTCTGCGCCAGCGGCTAAGAGCTCCCGACCGCTTATCCCCTTAACCTCGGCCCAGATGGTTTTCCCATCTTCCCAATTTTCAACTGGCTGGCCTGAAGGCGTTCTGGTGGTGGTGAAATTTTGGATGGTGACCCGGTGCCGTAATCGTCCTGCCTGCATAATTCCCCCGCTTAAATACCATAAATTTTGTAAGGCTGGAGAAGTGACTCGACAGTAAACGGAATATCTGTAGCAGCCTGACCGACAGAGACCGTTTCACGGTTTTCGTACCAGTGACCGATAAGCAGAAGCATCGCTGCTTTCACATCATCGCCAGGGAGAATTGAATCAGGATCATCTGCATACCCCTCGCTGGTTTCGGTCTCATACATTTTGCGACGAGTCCATGTTTCGACATAACGAGAAGCAGCTCCGATGTAGAGGGTCAATAGTGAGTCGTCATCGGTAAAGTCAGGCTCAATGCGACAGTGCTTTTTAACCACTTCAAGTTCTAACATTATTTTTTAGCCTTCTTCTCTGGCACAGTTTCCGGCTGTTCCGGCTGTTCCGGCTGTTCCGGCTGTTCCGGCTGTTCCGGCTGTTCCGGCTGTTCCGGCTGCGCAGAATTATCAACATCTACCAGCCGTGCATAACCTTTTTGAACCAACTCACGGCCATGCTGTTCCAGCGTCTCCAGTGACTCGCCTTCAGTCACCACTACCCCACCAAAATAAATTGGTTTCACCGCGATAAGTTTCATCGTGTTACTCCGAAAATAGCGGCCCGGAGGCCGCCAGAAAAATTACTGGCCGCCGGAAGCCGGCACAGTAAAGGAGCCATAAATAAATGCTTCAGGGCGTTTTACTGCTAACGCCAGACGCTCTTCACAGCGAATAGAGATCATGTTTTTCTCGAAGTCATCGCTGTTCTCCGTCGAGATCACAACGTTTGCGTCTTCGCGGTCGAAAAGCTGTGCCGCAGCATTAAATGCACCTGTCAGGAACTTGCCCTGGAAAGCTGCTGCTTCAGTGGCGACAACCGGAAGCCCCCACAGCGTCGGCCCCGTCAACGCAGCCGGGTTCGCCAGGATATAGCGCCCCAGGGTGTCTTTAGTCAGTTCGATTTTCGCCCAGTCCATGAAGTGCAGGACGTGACCGGATGCAGGGAATCGGGCAAGTTGAGCCTGAAGCATTGCCAGGCGCAGATCGTCAATACCGTTCTGCTGTTCAACGGCAAATGCCGCGCTGTAAGCCGTGGCCTGCGGCACGATGCCATGGAGGTGAGCGCCAGTGCCATCACCAAACAGAATCTCCTGCTCTTCGACGTACTTAAGGCCGTAACGCATTTCCGCATCAATCATGGACTGCAACTGGGCGAAGTCGTCCAGAATCTGCTTGGATGCCTTGAACATGTGCGCGATGGTTGTCACTGGAGTGATTTTCGGCGTGAACTCAATATTGCTGTACGGCTTGGTTGTGTTCTCCGGTACCACTGCCGCAGCATTGGTAAAGCCGGTCTGCTGCACCCAGAAAATGGCCGGTGAACCCGTACGGCCTGGCGCGATAAGATCGCGAATAAATAACCGCTGCTTTGGCGCTACATCAATACCCGGCAGTCGTTGTGGTTCAACAACCCCCTCAGGAACGTCACTGGAAATCAGCGCAGCTTTTACAGGAACAGAAATACGCTTGTTCCCTTCGATGCTGGACGACAGAACTTTAATGGCTTCAGCAGAGATAACCTGCTGGCCGACAGTTTCAATAACCTGTTTTGCGTTTGCCAGCGGCATCTGTGCAACATGCTGCTCCAGTTCGCCCAGCGCAGCCTTCAGAGTCTTTTCGGCTTCTTTCAGCGCATTAAACTCAGTCGCCATTTTGTCCACGGTTTCTTTGGTTTCCGCCGACAATTTGCCGTTCTTTTTCGCTTCAGTCAGCGCTTCTTCCGCTTTGGCGTTAAATTTGCCGGTTGCTTCTTCAATGGAAGCGGTGACTTTTTTCAGAATCTCGTTTACATCAGACATAAATGGTCCTTATTTGACTAACGCCGCAAGAGCGCTTTCAAGTGAATTGAGGGTTTCAGGTTTGATATCTTCGGCAGCGCCCGGCTTACCATCGGGATCGGTAACAGCGCCCGGCGTGTTACCTGTTAATGCTTTGATTAATTTCCGGCGCTCGGACCGGGGGGTATTTGTTTTCGCCAGCAGTGCATCAAGTTTGCGAAGCGCAGCTGCAGGTGATTCGTCGCCGTCGCTGACCGCATCAGCAGAAAGCAGGCTGTCTGCCAGTCCCTTCGCCACAGCATCGCTGCCACCGATATAACTTTCGGCGTCCATTAGTTTCTGAACGGCGGCAAAATCAAGGCCGGATCGCGCCGCGTAAATATCAGCCATTGCGGTATCGAATGGCTCCAGTGACTGCGCCAGTTCAGCGAAGTCATGGCGGTTTCCCATCGCGTACAACCAGCAGTTATGGATCATCAGAAAGGCACCGCGGCCAATCTGAATATCATCCCCGGCCATCGCAATTATTGAGGCGGCACTGGCAGCAATGCCCAGCACCTTCACCGTTACATGGCCTTCGTATTCGCGGAGAAGGTTATAAATAGCCAGACCTTCGAACATGTCGCCACCCGGCGAGTTGATATTCACCGTAACGTCTGCGCCGTTCATTGAGCGAAGTGCACCGGAAATGCGCTTTGCTGTTACGCCTTCATCCCAGTAATCACGCCCAACGACATCAAAAATTGAAATGGCGTTGTCATTATCGGTTGCAGCTCTGATTCCGCCGTTCCACCGCTCAAGCGCTGAAGGCAAGGGCTCACTGGTAACACCCGCGCACGGGCGCCCCGCCGGAGCAACCGGAAGTTGTCTAATTGTCATGGGGATTGGCTCCTAAGCAGCCTGTTTAAGTGGCGATTGCTCGAAAGGAATATCAGGGAATACGTGGTTATGAAGTTCTCTTACAGCCAGCGCCTGAACCGCCGGGTTGCTGTTTTCAAGATTCTTCAACTGAGTCAGGTTGAGCTGAACTGTATAAATATCACCGCCTTCAATTGGCGGCATATTTTCCAGCCTTCGCACATCGTTGCGCGACATCCAGCCATTTTGCAGGGCGCTGGTATAGTACGCCGCACGTCCTGCGCTATCGGCGCGCAGAAGCCCTTCAACGGAGAACTCAGCAAACAAGTCCTCATCACTGTTCAGAAGACAACGCGATATTTCCTGCTCAATATTGACCAGCAGAGGACGCAGGGTATGAGTCAGGAACAGCATGTTCATCCCTTCAAGACTCGAAGCCCAGCTTGATTGTTTTGTCGTATGGCCGACCATAAATGGCGGTACACGAAACCAGCGACAAATTTCCTCAATACTGAATGAACGGCTTTCAAGGAGTTGCGCGGCCTCCGGGTTCATAGTGACATTCTGGTAAGTCAGTTCATTTTCCAGAACCATCAGTTTCCCGGCGTTTTTAGAACCAATAAAAGACTGAAGGTTTTGACGCAATCTTTCTCGCTGTTCCTTATTAAGCGCCGTTTTTGAAGACAGGAAACCGGTACTTTGCAGGCCATTTTCGAAGATTTTTGCCGCGGCTTCATCAACCGACATAGCAGCGCCGAAAACGTCAACCCCGGCCATTGTCGGCATCATCCCGCACACACCATCAAGACCAAATCCGCGGATATGCATCATCCGGTCTACTGGAATGATCCGCTTAACGCTATTTTCCGTGTATGTATACTGTAACTTCCCGCTATCGAGTCGCTTTACAACCATATTCTGCGGAAGTAACGGCACCAGCGAAACCAATTTGCTGCCGATATATAGCTTCTCGACAAATGCATTACCACGCAGGCAAATACTGGCCACAATCATCAACATGAAACGGGAAGGGGTCATTTCCGGGTTAGGACGCCTGCATAATATCTGGTAGGCGGGATTGTTCTGGGCCAGCTTTCGCGATCCATCAGCCTGCCGCTCGTAAATTTTAAGCGGAAGCGTGGAAACTGACTCACTTAAGAGTCTTACGCACGCCCAGACAGCAGAAAGCCGGATAACTTTGTCAGCGGTAACCACTTTTCCGCTACTGCTGGTTCCGTACCACTCCCGCCAGAATTCACCGGTCGTCAGGCTTATGGGAACACCAAGCCAGTTTAAAAGAGCGCTCTTAACGCGCCCTGGTTGCTGTTTATTCTTAGCCATCAGATACCCACTATGATCGGATCGTCAAAAAAGCCCTCTATATCGCCATCATCAGGCTCATAACCTTCTGCAGCACCAATTGCCATCGCCGACGCAACCACACCATCTATTCGACCAGTACTCTTTTTCTTGGCGAATATGCGGTTTTCTTTTTGGTCGGCTTCGGTTACTGCGGAAGCAGCGTTCCATCGGAGGCAGGGGTTTGTTTTAATAATGATTACGCCATCATCGAGCATCTGTTCAAAAAGTTCGATGGAATGAGGCATCCACAGTCCGGAATCCTGCGCCTTGTAGTATCCCTGCCCGTGAGGTATCAGCGGTACTGATACAGAAGCGCTCTCTAATTCCGGCTCAAGATATTTTATGCGGTACTGGTCGAAGGCGATCGCCTTGATATCGAACAACATGGAAAGATCAGCAATGCGCTCAGCAACAAAGCCATATTTCACCGCCTTTCCGGGAGTGGTATGAATATGGCCTCCCCGTTCCCATGCGTCGTAAGGTACGCGGTCTGTTTTCGCTCTATCCAGCAAAGTATCTTTTGGTGTCCAGAACTCCACCAGCAGTTTTCTTTTTTTAGGGAAAAAGAGCGCCAGAGACGTAAGGTCGCGAGTTCCTGAAAGGTCCAGGCCGCCATAACATTCTTCTCCCTGCAGCTCCTGCAGGTCAAAGTCCTCTTCGCACCCCATCCACACATCGCTACTCATCCATGGGTTATCGGCATCCACCCACTGACAGAAGTTTAACCGCCGAACAATGCTTTCCTTCGACGGCATCCCCCGAGCCTGAGTAACCTGCTCACGCAGGTAGCGATCGGTAAAAGTATGACCAAGAGAGGGGTTTGCTTTTTTCCAGCAGGACTCGTCCTTGAATGGGTCTTCTCCTTCGTCCAGGGAGCAAATGAAAGAAAAGAAACTGTCATCCTCAATCGAGCCTTCGGCAACTTTACGCCCATACTCGTGATAGTCGTAGCAGACGCTGGTTTTGTCGTGGCCGCTGTTAGTGATCATGAAAATCAACGCCTGGCGACGACCTTTCGTCCCGGCGCGCATCATTTCCACAACCTGGTTGTTTTTGTGCTCGTGAATTTCGTCAATCAGTGCACAGTGTGGGCGTGGCCCTGACTGCCCATCATCCGAACTGATAGGCCGGAAAAATGAGCCGGTCTGAAGAAACGCAAGGTTCCACTCTTTCCCGGCACCGCCTGATTTATTTATTCGCTGCGCTAACGCAGGGGACTGATCCACCATCGCGACAGCATCACGAAAAAGGATCATGGCCTGGTCTTTTTTCGTTGCAGCTGCATATATCTCGGCACGAGGCTCCTTATCTGCTGTTAGACAGTAAAGCCCCACTCCGCCTGCCAGTGGTGATTTGCCGGAACCCTTACCAGATTCAACGTACACCATGCGAAATCTACGATAACCATCCGAGTTCTTCCAGCCGAATATCGACCCTACAATAAAGCACTGCCACGGTAGCAGGTTGAAGGGTTTACCTTCATGCTCACCGCCGTTGAGCTTCAGTACCTTGGCAAAAAAGTCGATGGCGCGCTGCGCCGCTGCAACATCCCATACCAACCCGCGAGCATGGCAGGATTCCAAATCTTTGAGATGTCGCTTACAGGAATTCCTGATGTCAGGCCCGGCGATTTCTTTGCCGGAGTCTACATCCCGCGCATATTGCGTGGCGGGATCAACCGAAGAACTGGTTGAGCGGGTCTTCTTCTTTTTCTCCACCATCCACTTTCACCTTCGTTCTGGCGGCCGGAGTCAGACCGAATTCAACCAGGTAACTTTTAAAACGTCGATCAGCATCCGCCAACATTGCTACTGCCGGGTTAGCCTTAATCAAAAAACCGCCCTCGGTCTGCACGGTGTAAGTTCGCCCCTCGTCAGCAATAGTCAGGCGAAGTTGCAGAATGTCGGCGTAAATATCGCAGAGTCGTTCGAGCGCCAGCGTATCGGCAATGGTTAAAATGCCCATGCCATCCAGCAGCACGGTCAGCTTCCCCCACGCCACCTTTCCCCAGTCAGTGAGGTGCTCTGGAGGGCTTGGTATTTCTCGCGCTGGCGATGGTTCTTTGTCGTTAAGTTTGCGTTTGCCCGGGTTGCCGGTAACCACTTTGAGGTGGGTCGGTTTCGGGCGTCGTCCTGCCATCGGAACCTCCCGGAAAAAAACTTTTCATTTCGCGGTTGTGCACAAAAAGGACTGGCGGCGGTCATTTGGGTTCGAGGTTCTGAACTTTTGACCCGCCCCTCCCCCTCAGATGAGAATTGATATCATTTGATTCAAAATGATTTCATTTGCAATCATTCCCCCGCAAAAAATGAGATTAAATATCATTTAAACCAATGTGAGTTAGGATCCAGGGGCATTCCGCTCTCATCACAACCGATGACGGTGCCACGCTTCTCCATTCGCTGCTTCGTTGAGTCGTGGTGCTGCTTACACAACCCTTGCCAGTTCTTCCGGCTCCAGAAAAGCTTTTGCGCCTTCGCTATTTCCTGGCTGTCACCAGAGCGCAGAGCCTCTTTCAGTTTGTGCGGGATGATGTGGTCAACCACCGTTGCCGCTGTCACCCTGCCTTGCTCCTGGCACATGACGCACAAGGGGTGCGCACGTAGGAAGATAAGACGCTCTCGGTCCCACTTGCTGCCATAGATACGGGGCTCTTTGTTCACGTAATCGCTCCTTGAGCATTATCACAGGCACTCAGCGAGTGCCTGCTGTAATGCCTTAGCTGGCCTGCTCAACGCCGGTATCAAACAGCGCCAGCGCTTCGGTCGCTTCCTGGATGGCCTTGCGGGTCTTCGAGACAATCTCACTTTCAGTGAAGACACGATCAAAGGAGTCTGCGAATAGCTCAGACTTCAGATAGCTGTCGCCTACCCAGTCAATGGCCAGCTTGGCCGCTGCGGTGTCGTAGTTAACTTTCTTGATGATATCTAGGCGGATTTGCTCGGATGCGGTGATCTCTGACATGTCTTACCTCTGTGCGATGTGGAGAGCATTATCGAAGCCACTCGGTGAATGGCTCTTGTAACTGTAGCCACATGGTGGCGGTCGTCATCTCAGCCTGATACTGTTAAATCGCCAAACTCAACAGAACAGGTAAGAAGCTATGAATGATCATTATTATGTTACTCACGCCCAAATTTTGGCCCTGAGAAACATTGTTGCTTGTATCGTGCAAACAATGCCTGAAGACCAAAAAAAAGACGTCCTTCAATTTCTAGAAAAATTCGCTGAAATAAAACTTATGGATGATATCGATATACCGTCAACAAGTGATATCACTTCAGAAACTGTAGACAAGATGAATAAGGCCTATGAGGCTGTATTTAGCGAGATTATTGACCTTTCAACACCTGATTTCGTACCTGGTTCAACACCGTACTTGCAATAGCCCTCGACCTTGTCTCCATGATGGCCAGAACGCTCTTGTCTGGCCCTTTCTCAAGTTTTCTCAGTCGAGATTCAGTATTCCTTGCCTTAGTCATCGCGAAACCCTGTCGGTTGGTTGCGGGCAATTGGCCTGCACAGAGTTGTTGTGCGCCAGGATGTCACGCTTGGTCTGCTTATCCAGCACATCGATATCGTAGTCGGTCAGGTAGATGACCCTCACCCAGCTGCAGGCCGTATCAACGACTACCGGGGCGGGTGAAGTGCTCGCGCAGCTCCCGATCAACATCGTCATCAGGCATATGGCTAACGGTTTGCTGTACATCGCTTGCCTCTTTCGTGACTTCTGCCTTACGTTCTGCTGCGGCGACGGCAGCGGCGGCATTCTCTTCGGTACGCTGCTGATCGGCTTTGGCTTCTGCCTTACTGGTCCCGCGAGCATGACCAATGCCAAACGCGCCAGCGATAGCACCCAGGATGACAACCACCAGCCCCGCGATAGCTTCGATTCCCATGATCACACCACCAGTACCGATTTTGCTTTCAGGAAGCGAGCGCGCCGGTTATTAATCCCGTTTTGTCCGCCGTTGATAATCTGAGTAACCCGGACAAGCTCACCCGGATATTTCAAGCAACCTTTTGAGACATAGAACCACGCTGCACTACGGGCCGCGTACGAGGACTGCTCCAGTAATTCTGGCTGTGCCACCAGATCAACCTTCAGCCCGTTACCGCAGTCCCGGTAATTAGACAATCCGGTTATTTGAATAAGTCCGCGCCCACGATAAGCCCATCCATCAGTTGCCCTGTTGTTACCCAACCGCTTGCTATAGACAATGTTGGCGATAGCCCGCTGGCGCTCCAGAGGTAACACTGTTTCCGACTGGCTACGCCCGAGGGAATTGGCCTGATCCTGCGTTAACCTGCCGTAACGAACAAAATCAGCAAGCCCGGCGATGCTGTAGTTGAAATTCTCCACCACCCTGTTAAAACCGAGGCTTTCATGGCCGCATTGAGCAATGAACATTGCCTGATCGAGTGGAGCAGTGATACCAAACTCTTTCATCGCAGCTGTAATATGCGGATACCAGCGCGCAGCTAACCCGGCGCTGATACCAGCCGCCTTCTGGAATTGTGTTTGATTCATTAGTGCCTCAGTACATCAACCAGCCGCGCTACATTGCCTCTAACGCTCAGCAGCACAACAAGGATCATGATATTGGCCGCGATGGTGGGCCATGATGAATAGGGATAGATGCCGCACAGATACGCCAACGGCACAGAGCTGTATATCACTGTTATCAGCCATGCCAGCCGCGACACCCACTTACGATGACGTGAGTCTCTGCGGCGATAGAACATCAACGTAACAACGACACCAGCACATAACAGCGCATTGATGGTTGCAGTTGGATCATTTAGTACCACCGGAACCTCCCCGGCGCGTTATTAGCGCCACCAGCGAGCCAATATCCTGATTGTTCAGGAAGGTGAGTATTTTTACGGCCAATGCCGAAATGATTACGGCACCAATTGCATCCAGAGGCTTATCGTTGTACCCGGTCAGGTCGGATAACTTAGAACCGACCAGCCCGGAGCACAGAACTCCAGCGATATAGGACACAACGAAATATGCCATCCGTCGTGGGGCGCTCAAATCGGCCGCTGTCGCTATATAAAAGACGGAACCAGCAAATGCCCCGAACACAACACCGTAGTCTGTACCGGTTAATAGCCCGTAAACACTCGCCCCAGTTAAAGCGCCACCAGCTAAGCCTGTGCCGGTTATTGGTTCGGACATCGGTCCCCCTCTATTGCTGTGAATCCTCTCAGAACGAGGGGAAAGAAATCAGGCCACAGGCTCATGCATTTCACGGTTAATCTGCAACTTTTAGTCAGGGCCTGAAATGAAAAAACCCCGCCAATTGGCGAGGTTCTGTAATATTTAAGTTCGTGTCTAAGTGACCACTCTTAACACATTAATATATAAAATTCGTAACGAATAGACTTTTATGCAACTTTCTCTACTTCTTTTTTATGGGCCCAATCATCCATTTCTAATCTGGCACCACTCATAATGATGCAGGCATCAATAAACGTTTCGGCTATCATTAACCTGTTACGTATTTTTCCCTCTGAACATTTTTCCCAGCGGGCAATAGTCGATTTAGAAACGTTATGCATGTAATGCAACATCACCAGATTTAACTCATCATCCCGGCCAGCTCGTTTAAGCATTCCTACGGCAGCGTCTACAATAAGGCCATCATTGTCACAACATGACTCGCGAGACTTTGAGGTATTTAACAGGAGGCCTTTAAAACCCGCTGCAATTGGTGACCAGTCAACCTGAGAGCCTTCACTAATAGCCCAGGTTCCCCACCGTTCGAGTACCAGTTGAATATCACGCTGCATGGTTCACCTCTTTAATCAGTCCGGTAATAATTTCGATACTGTTGTTGCATTGATTTCCCCAGCGGTCCCATCCTTTCCACTCTTCCCGAGCGAATAGTTCGATCCGTTTCACATCACCGTATAATTGCTCCAGTCGGTTCCTTACTTCCCACGGTTTAGCGCTGTGCTCACCGAGGCAGGTGTGAACAACCTGTTTTACCGATGCGCTGGCGCGGGTTAGTCCGGTTCCCCTGGTCGCTATCAGGACATCTTCTGTATTGCTCCGGGTATGATTGCCGCCGTTCATGCGCGTCTCACGGTCCAGCATCTCAAGAAGATCATTGAAGTCCACCAGCTTTCCGGCGTTTAGTGCCTTGTTGAAGCGGTCAGCGGCGTTCTGATTCAGTTTTACCCAGGTAAAGCCTTTCATTGTTCTGACCAGGAAACCCCATGATTCAGCCAGTTCTACAGCCTCGCGGTTATGGGTCCCCGTATACCACATCGCCAGTACGGCGTTATCAGCAGCCAGAGACCAGACAGGGAGCCGTTTCAGGTCTTCAATGCTCATTGTGCTGTAATGATTACAGGCTGCGCCGTTGCTAATTCGGTTGCCGTATTCCCACGGCGGATCACAGTAGATGAGATCGTAATTCATGCGGCCCTCTGCTTTTTCAGTTCGCGAGTTTTACGGCGGTATTTAGCCGCTATGTTTTCCAGGTCTTCTTTTGAGTAATGCTTCGCTTCGTGTGGGCCTTCCAGCCATTCCACCAGCGGCAATCCATACCACTCGATCAGCGTCTCCCTATAGCGGGCATGTACAGTGGCATTCTTTGCAGCGAACCGACCCGATCCACCATTACAGGCTTTGCACTGCCGGTAAGCATTCTTCTCTTCAAAGCGCAATTCAGGACGAGCACCTACCCCCATGAAATGACCGCAATCCCACTGGCCGCCAAAGATCATAGGTGGGTGATAAGTGCCACATGATGGGCATGGTTTCCCCTCGTCGCGTTCACGGATAAAGGCATTAAAGGCTGACTGGGCTTTTTTGATGTAGTCGCCACGGGTAAGCAGAGCCTTTTTGCGCATCTTCAGCTTGTCCTTCTGTTCCGCCTCCGCTTTTTTTTGTTTCAGCGCCCTGTTGTGGGCTATAGCACAGAGCGGGCCACAAACCTTTTGCAGGTTGCGGGCCGGAGTGAAGGTTTCACCACAGCTGGCGCACTTCTTCGGTTTGTACATTTTCACCTTTGCAGCCGCTGGTTTCTTCACTGTTTCATCCCCCGGTGAAATACCCACTCGAATACTTCTGAACCGTTAAGCAGCAGATCATTAAAATCACCCTGCGCAGGCCAGCGCACGGAGACACTTTCCAGATCATTCTTCGCGTGCAGATTCGCCGCAGCGCATTCAAAAGCGGCGGCATGCCCAGCAGCGTTTGCATCTGAGTCTGCAAAAATAATGAGGTTCTTTACGCCAGCAGGAACACGGAACTTCTTCATGAATGCAGTGTTCATCGTCGCCCAGGTATTGCACTTAGTGATCTGATGGCAGGCCAGCGCCGTTTCGATACCTTCTGCAATACCCAGCGTGGAGGACGTAGGGAACATGCGGATAGCAACAGACTTAGCAAATTCCAGATAACTATCTTCCTGCAGCTTCATCATCTTTTTGGCTGCGCCACCTGTTTGCGCCTTTTTATCACCATCAAGCAAGGTGCGGTGCAGGTAACACAGTTCGCCACGGTCATCAGTTGCCAATGCATAAATAGCCTGCAGGTTTTTCCCGTCTACTGGCTGCTTATCGCAGAATCTGATGCTCTCAGAAGGCAGGGAATTGATACCCCTCCCTTTCAGGTAACTATCTGCCCCGGTTCCGCGCAGTGGGGTGAGCTTTGCAAACTTACGACTGACCTTTTCACGCTGTTGCGCCAGCGATGTACGTACCGGATTTACTCTGGTGCGGTCTGAGGTGTACTCGTTGCCGATCAGGCGGTCTATTTCTGAGGCCAGAACCTTAAACTCTTTGCCAGTCTTAGCGGTCAACAAGGCCCAGCCATCACCAGATCCGCACACGCAGATGTATGAGCCGGTGCCGTTTTTATTGTCGCAGCGGAATTTTCCGGTACGGCCACACAGAGGACATTCCCCCTTGAGATGGTTTTTCCCGGTGATACCAGGGAGACCATAGTGTTTAAATATTTCCGCCCAGCGACCAATCGCAGCTTGTTTGGTATTCATGCGGCATCTCCTTCTTTCTCTTTTCTCTTCGCAAAGGCGATCTGTTTTGATTTGATGAAATTCGTTACTTCCGGTGTGATTTGCTGCGGGGTGTGATGTAGCCCCCGTGGCCATACAGAGAATTTTTGTTTGTAGGTATGCGCACACCAGCCATCACTGACCGGGCGTCCCTGCGCTGCGCGGGTGCGCTGGTAAAAAAGAATCTGAGACCACCAGGATTGCTTCTGCTCAGCGGTATATTTGACTTCTGCTTTGCTTACCTTTTTCAGCCCACGGGATTTATCTGTTTCCACGTCTTCCCCGGCGAGCGGTTTAAAACCACATTTCGGGCAGATGTATATCCCGGCAGGTTTGACGAAGTGGCACTGGCTGCATTCTTTCGGCAGCTTTTCTGCTTCATCGGTCTTTACGGCTCTCTGCGGTGCTTCTTCCATGCCGTCAGACGATGAAGGGAGATAGTCGTATTCAATATCGTCGGGATAGCCCAGCTTATTAACCGTGCCTGTGTGGTCGAAGATGAGGCAGTGATCTTTACCAGGAGCGGCACGCAGGCCACGCCCAAGAATCTGAATCCAGCGCATTTCGCTTTTTGTTGGCCGGGCGAAAATAATGCAGCGAACATCACTATCAAAACCGGCTACCAGAACACCAACGTTAATGATGATTTTGGTTATGCCCTGTTCGAAGCGGCGGATCGTGAGCTGCCGTTCGTCGTGCGGTGTGCTGGCTGTCATAACTTCAACCGTCACGCCAGCGCTGGCAAATTCAACCGTGACAAAATTGGCGTGAGCGACATCTACGCAAAAACAAATCGTCGGGCGGTCTTCGCCATTCTCCAGCCAGTTTTTCACGATGTCGCCTACCAGCTTGGCTTCGCTCATTACCTGGCTGAGCTGGTTTTCTTTGTAGTCGCTGCCATAGCCTGCTACGTATGACGTTTCCACTTTGGACAGATCAGGATGCGACGGTGCATAGAACTCATATTTGCTCAATGCACCAATGGCGATCAGTTCCTTCATGGTCGTTGGCTTAATCAGGCGCTGGTAGTAATTGCCCAGGAACTTAGCGAAAGGCGTACCGGAAAGGCCGATTACCTTCGTTGCTGTGTTGCGAGTGAGATTGTCGATAACCTCCAGCAGTTTTTTGCGCTTCAGGTGGGCTTCATCAACGATCAACAGGTCTATATTGTCCGGGAACTCACGGCGAATCAGCGTATCCGCACTGGCAATCTGGATCAGAGCTGTGGGGTTGTATGACGGGTGATCACGCCAGACATAACTGATTTCTTCGCCAGGAAGGCCGTATTCCATGAATCGGGCTGCGGTCTGGTCCAGCAGAACCGTATACGGAGCCACAAACATTACGCGCATTTCACGGCTTACAAAGCCATCAGTGATCAGCGCGGCTATTGCTGTTTTGCCGAACCCTACAGGGGCGTAGAGCATGAAGGAGTTATTCTGTTTCCAGGCGCTGCGCAGCATGTTTAACGCGACTACCTGTTTTTCGCGGGGCTGGATGTTAAGCATTAGCAGTAACCTCCCCGAAGGCCATAGCCACCAGCTCGGCGATGACAAACTTAGTGCGCTGACGCTGAACCGACAACGTAACGGTTTTGGTCCCGTCTTTGCGCTGGCGGCCTTTAAGAAAACCGCCGTGAATGTGTCGAATAAAATATTCAGAGTTAGCCAGGCGCGGAATACTGCGTACCCGTCCGAGGTTGCTGACTTCGTAGGCTTTGGAATACGGCTCCACCGGAACGGGGGCCCATTTTTCGTTAGCGTCTGAATAAATCATTTTGGCTCCTTTTGGATGTCTAAACGTCTGAACTTCCAAGCGACGTTTTCAACCCCATACAGTGATCTATCTGTTAGATCGTTCTCTTCTGGTAAAGCTGTTCCAGCCCTTCGGGCTAAAACCCAACACCGCCCCCTTTCCCCCAACCCAGATTCAGAAAATCAAACCCTGGGTGGGAGCGACGTATATCCCCTAACCGCTGGGGTATACCTCGTGCAAAACTCTCGCAATCGGCGATTTGCCGTCCGTCGTGCGGCGTTCTGCTGCCGGAATGACACCGGCTCAGCATCGAACGCTTCCTGGTACGCCTGCGCATACGCCATCGCGATTTTTTCCCGCATACCTGCCGGGAGTGTTGCCAATTGCTCTTTAATCCACGGGGCGTCCTCACGAGCAAAAACCGTGGGCATAGTCACGTGGAAATATTCGTCCTGATACATTGGCCCTCCTGCTTACGTGGTGAGCCTGTAAGGGGTTACTCTCGCTTTGGTTTTCGTCGGCCAAAGACTGCAAGGATGGATTTCACTTCTTCTTCTCGTGCCGCGAGGTGTTTTCTGTGGTAGTGCCTGATTTCATCAGCTTCAGCTTCATCAATCACACCATCGGCAAGCGCAAGGTTGATGACCAGATCAACATGCCCACGCATGGCGGCTGTCTTCATGGCTTTATTGAATAGTTCGACCTGATCCAGGTCTTCTAGCTTTGGTACATCCACCAGCAATGCGCCGCGTCTTTTCGCGAAGTAATCGGCAAGCTCAGCTGTACCAGAAATGTCCTCCATCGCTTCAAGTTCAGCGACTTCAAAGAAACGGCATCCATTTTTCTCGTACAGGTTGTTATTGAACTGCGTGAGCGTCATCCCTAGAGCGCCAGCCATAGCTTCGCGGCCTCCTGGATATGCTTTGCACATTGCCTTCACCACTTCTTTTAAGCTTTGCTCTACCATCTTGAATTTCCTTTGGTAGTTACTGTTATGACGCAGAATCTGTAGACTTTTGATAAAGGCTGGCGTCGTACTTGAGCTTTCCGTTAGTGATTCGCTCGATCACAAACGCCTGTTTCTCAGGGATCACCTCGCCCCAGCGGCAGACAGCCGGATGAGAGATCCCTAAAGTACTGGCGGTTTTAGATACTCCGCCGAAATACTCTATGACTTCATGTTTGCGCATAGTTACTCCTGTTACTTAATGATCTGAAGGTAACAAAAGGTACATTAAATAGCAAATAAAAGTTACCACCACTTCAAGTAACATTGGTTACATGAGAAATGAAATGAAAGATAGAATCCGCGCCCGTAGGGTTCAGCTTGACATCACACAACAAACGCTCGCTAAAAAGCTGGGGGTTAGTAGGGTGTCGGTTACAAAATGGGAAAGCGGGACAACTAAACCTGATGGAGAGAACCTCCACCAGCTTGCACTTGCTCTTCAGGTTACTCCGGAGTGGATTCTCTACGGCGAAGGTGATGTCGTAGTTGATGACACGAAGGTAATTCCATACCTGAAACCTCCTGTTGCGATCCCTATTATTTCTGCTGTACAAGCAGGCACATGGACTGAAACTTATTCAAGCTCAAGACTAACTGATGTGATTTCCTGGACCCAAACCACTGCAAATGTTTCAGACGAAGCTTTCGGACTTGTAGTTCGTGGCGAATCCATGACAAACCCGAACGGGATACCTTCAATACCAGAAGGGTCGATAGTTATTGTCGAACCTCATTACGGACAAATTGACGACCTGTATGGGAAAGTTGTTGTTGCTATGTTGGATGGTTCAACAGAAGCAACGGTAAAAAAACTGGTATGGGATAGCCCATATGCGTACCTGATGCCTTTAAACCCCGCATTCAAGCCAATTCAAATTGACGGAAACTGCCGGATAATCGGAAGAGTCGTCCAAATCACACAAAACATCTAAGCCCCCATTTTCATACAGCCGGAATCACTCCGGCTTTTTTTTTGCGCCTTCTGGTAACTAAAGGTACAAAACAACCTTGACGGCAAAGGTAACCAAAGGTACATTCGGTTACATCAACAGCGGAATGGTACCCAGCCGTAAACGTTACGACAGGGGCCCGCTGAAGCAATGCCGCTCTTTAACAATCAGCAAAGTCGGAACAGCACATGAAACCTGTTTAGACCCCTGCGCTTTAATGCGACGTATCACCGGGTGCGATCCGGTCGGTGTGAGGGTTAGCCACGATCTCAATCGTGCGTGAACGGGGAACACTGGCAGGGGAAGTGTGCAAGCGCAAAATGATTTATTCCAGCCCCTTTGATGCGAGGGGGTTGGGCTGAATTAAAGCAAAGAGGTCGAAGATGGACGAAAAATGTATTGATTCAAAAATTATGACCGGAGAGCGTCTTCTGGTCATTAGCTCTGAAATTCTCACGGTTTTAAAAAGCGAGCTTTCCTCCAGAGGATTAAAGCCCACTTCCAGTAATTTACGCGTTGTGATGAATATTATTGATCAGTCTCTTCCTGATTCACTCAGCGATTTTTTTATTGAATAATTCTTCAAATTTATCAAATAGTTGCTCTATATCACCCATTGGGTCCTGTGACCTTGTATACCCCTTAGATGATGTCATTGCAGCCGTCTGATAGGCAGTATGCGTTTGAACCGCAATCTTTAGCAGACCCATAACCTTTTCTTCTTTTGTCATTGCAATTTCCCTTCTTGGCTGTGTGAGAACTCCCAAGATACCACCGAGCCTGATGTGGTGAAAAGACAGGCCTATCGCTGTGTGAGGCTGTTCACTTGGCGGTTATCCAGTCTTCCACCAATCAAACAGGAGGAAGAGGATAATGTTCTGATGGGTAACCGCCCTTTTTATTCAATGTGTCCGCTCCCGGTGTTGGCTGAGCTGCCCAACCCAGCGCGGGTTCAACTCCTGCCGGATACCTAATTAATCGGTGATTTATATGACCTTCCGTAACGTTAATTTACCTTACGGCGATCTGATGCGCGTCCCTCGTGGTGTGCAGGCTGTTCGCAACCCTAAATCATTCGTTCGCTTCTGGCGGCAGAGCTGGCTGTACAGGCTTCTTACCCAGAAAGGCGATCCTTGCTGATAACTGGAGATAATTATGTCCGAAACCAAAAACACCACGCCGTTTAGCCAGCAGCTGGCGTACATCAACAAAGGCACCCTTGATGCCGAACTGACCGAAGCGCTGGCCGAAGTCATCAAGGCTGTACGTGAAACGGGTAAAAAGGGAGCTGTGACCCTTACCCTTAACTGTTCAATGCTGAATACCCGTGACGAAAACACCATGAAGGTCACGCCAAAAGTAACCCGCACTATCCCGGAACTGGACCGCGCCGATACCATCATGTTCTCTACCGCTGATGGCGATCTGCTGCGTGATGACCCGGCGCAAGTTCAGATGGATTTGAAGGTTATCGAACAAGCGCCACAAGCTGCACCGATTAAGCTGGCCCAGTAATCCCCTTTCTTCCCAACACATCTATCTAAAGGAATTATTCAATGTCTCAAATTGAAGGCTCTGCCGTGCACGACATCCGCGATCTGGTTGCTGCAACGCTGAAAACTGATACCGATATCCCGTCCGTCGTCGTCCCGGATGGCTTCGATATCAAATCGCTTGAAAGCCTCCAGATTGCCCCGTCTCGTATTCGCCAGACTACAAACCTGATTTCCCCCGGTTCGCTAATCGCGTATATCCAGCGATTCCGTGATGCGCGTTCTGTTGTTTTCGCTGATAAAACCCAAACGAAGATCGTCGCGGTGCTGGACTTCCACCAGGACGCCGATAACCCTCACTGGGGTATGCACAAAGCAGTGTATGACTGCCCATTCTCTGATGACTGGAAAGCATGGATAGGGTTTGACGGCCGCAAGATGAACCAGATCGACTTTGCTGAGTTTCTGGAAAACAACATCCAGAATGTCGCGCCGATTAGCGATAACTATAAAGGCCCGTCAGGTACCGATCTACTGGAAATGGTACTCGCCTTTCAGGAGACCAGGAAGGTTGAGTTCAAGTCGGTTAAGCGCCTGCAGGATGGAACCTGTCAGTTCCAGTACAGCGATGATAAGTCCGGCTCCGGTAATACCCAAATCCCGGAAAAAATCAGCCTGGCAATAGCGCCTTTCCATAATGGCGCACCGTACCAGATCGATGCGCGCATTCGCTACCGCCTGCGCGACGGTCAGTTGGTCCTCTGGTATGAACTCATCGAGCCGAAAAAAATCATTGAGCACGCCTTCCAGGAGATCGTAACCGATATGGAAAACCAGCTCGGCGAAGAACTGCCTATCTACGAAGGCTCCATCTAACCCATCCATCCCGTGTGTTGTTTTATGCGCCTCCAGGTGGGGCGCATAGCGAAGCACTCCCTAATTCAAAAAGGTGACCATATGCCCAGCTTAGGCCAGCTCTATAACGATAAAGAATCCGGGTTAACTACCCGTAAAACCTATAACGTCCCGATCGCCTCAATTTATGCGGAAGAAGGTTACAACGTTCGCGAACTAAATCAGGCGCATGTCGATGAGTTCCGCGATGCGTTTATTGCCGGTGAATATATTCCGCCGCTGGCCGTAGAAGTTACTGAGCGTGGTGTGAAGGTGATCGACGGCCACCACCGCTATCACGGTGCACTCGCCGCAATCGCTATGGGACACGATATCGTGCGCCTTGAGTGCAAAGATTTTGTTGGTACTGAGGCCGATAAGATCGCGTTTATGGTGACTAGCTCGCAAGGGCTGGCACTTACTCCCCTTGAACGTGGTGCAGCGTATCACCGCCTTCAGAATCAGGGATGGAGCCCGGCAGAGATTGCCGCAAAAGTTAAGCGTTCAGAGTCAGATATCCTTCAACATCTCCAGCTTCATGAATGCACCCCGTATATCAAAAAGCTGGTTCGCAATGGCTCTATGAACTATGCCATTGCGATTGGTATCTCTCGTGAACATGGAGTTTATGCAGACCGGGAAGCTGCCAGGCTGATGAAAAAAGCAGAAGCAGCCGGGAAAACGAAAGTCACAAAGAGCATTGCCAAGCCACAATTCAACGCAGGAAAGGCGCGGAAGTTTCTGGAGATCATCTCATCCTGCAAAGAGACCACCAGCGGCGGATTAATCATTGAAGTACCACCAGCGATGCAGGCCGAAGTGCTGTCGATTCTTCAGGAATTCCGCTACGAAACATCGGCACCTGGGGAAGACGAGAAAAACAATGAACAGGCCTCATCATCTGAAGAAAGTAATGCCGCATGACAGAAACTATCCTCAAATGCCCTACCTGTGGGGCTTTACCTCAATTCTCCTGGCATGGTCATAGCCCCTATATGCGTTATGGGGCTTTGCAATGTCCGCACAAACATCATTCTGTAAAGGTGACCTACCACGCCGATAGCATTGGTGCTGCGCGATTGAATCTAATTCAACAATGGGAGGTGTTAGTAAATGATTTTCAAAATTTACCGTGATCCCATTCTGCGAAAGACATTCATCCTGGATGCAATAGTTCTGGTTGGAGCGGCATCGCTTTCTGCGCTGGGAATATGGCTGGTCAATGAATGGGTGGCAGCATGAATGTCAAATGCTTAAAAGATACCGAAGGATACTGGACGGAAGGAGAAATATATCCGGCCCGTGTAGTTGCTGGCGGGTTTGTCCAAGTCGGCGACGATGACGATCCCAATGGCGAAGGCTGGAGCGCTGCACCAGTTGAATATCGGGATGATGGATCGATCGTTTATCAGGTCGGCGGTATTGAGGGTGAAGTTTTATTCGAGGAGCCCAGCCATGACTGAATTTCTCTTCCCGGTAGCGGTTTACTCCGTTCAGGAGCTGACCGCATCGCTGACCGCGCAGGGCTTCAAGTGGGAGACTGAGTGATGGCTAAGCAAGTGTGGAAGCGACCAGGTGAGTGGCGGTGCTGGTCATGTAAAGAGTGGGTGTCAAACATCGAACTGAGCAATGCTGATGGATTTTGCCCTCACTGTGATCAAGAAATTGACACGCAAGACACGCCATACACCGATGTTGACATACCAGAAGGAGCCAACCAATGACCAATAACCAGTTAACGACGGAGCTCCTACAGGAGCTCTACTCCACGGCGGTATCGTGCGAAGTAGCAGAACGCGCCGGTGCGTATATGGCGAGCTTCGACCTGCTGTGCAAGGCGGATGCCTCTGGCGGTATCGCTCACCTGGTAAGAAAACTAATCGACGAGCTCCGAGCAGATCGCGCAGAGCTACAGGAACTTCGCCGCTCTTATCTGGCGCTACGCGGGGAAAACGAAGACCTGCAAGCCCAACTGTACGAAGCCGAGAACCGTGACGCCGCAGAGCTGCAGGAACGCCGCAAGGCCGACAGCGAGCCGGTGGCGCTTCAACCTGAGCTGGCAAAAGTTATCTATCACTTCCGTGACTGGAATGAAGGATTTCCGGTTGAGCGGTTCAAGGCCGACCACGTCATTAGTTGGATGCTGGCAAATTATCCACCAGCGCAACCAGCAAAGGACCGAGAGCAGGTACGCAGCGAGCACGCAGAGTGGTCACAGGCAACATTCGGCAATGTCGGCCCGGTTGGCCCTCTGAAGCACCTCAGCAAAGAAGCACTGGAATCCGCTGCCGAGCCTGGCGACCTGTCGGAGTGGGCTGATATGCAGTTCCTGCTGTGGGATGCGCAGCGTCGTGCAGGCATCACTGATGAGCAGATTACGCAGGCAATGATTGAAAAGCTGGCGGTGAACAAGCAGCGCAAGTGGCCAGCGCCAAAAGACGGGGAACCAAGGCTGCACATCAAAGAACAACCTCGTAAAAAAGTAGACCGCTGTGATGTTTGTACTGAAGGGGGTCGCGGTGGGTGTGGAACATGTATTTTTAACGGTAATTTTGAATGAGGTGCTTATGACTTCTACAGATTTTATGGAAGAGAAAGAAGTATTCGAATTACTGGGGAAGAAAAAAACAGCTGTATGGCGTTTGCGTAAAGAGCATGGTTTTCCTCAGCCTGTATTAACATACCCAACACGTTATAGTCGTAAAGCTGTCGTACGATGGATTGAAGAGGGTGGGGTTAATCCTATTGGTTGATCATATGAATTTTAATGGCTGTTCCACATAATTTGGCTCAGCCATTATTAACAAGATGCAATGATTAACTCTCTTTCATTAGTACGTCTGCAATATTTTTAATAAAGTTGTATAATTCATATGCTGGCATGCGTGCATCACTGATATCAACTTTACGCTCAATAACATCTGATGGATCTATTCGTTTTATTCTTTTCATTAAACCTGCTAGCGTTCCATATTCACCCTCAATTAAAACCCTTCCATTAAAATCATTAAATTGATTTCTTGTGATATCAATATAATAGTCACCTAACCTTATAAATACATGCGCACCAATAAATTTACTTACTTCATCAGGACAATTCACAAATATAATTTCCGGAGCGTAACCATTTTCTTCTAAATATTTTCCAAGAAAGTTACTTGCCAAGTCACAACATCCATATGGAAAATTATTCAATTCTGACCATCTGTGCATATGAAAACATTGATATGAACGGGTGTCAGCAGCAATAACTAATGCGTTTCGAAAAGCATGCACTATTTTTCGTATATTATTATCCATTCTCTCACCTTATTTAAGGGCATTAACATGCCATAAAACTTTATCTGCATAAAGTTCATATGCTTCTTTCTGTTCCACCAGCCAATCGTGTTTGTTATACACCGCCATCACTCCCCCTAACTCATGCCCCAGCATCTTTTCTGTGACGTGAGGCATAACCCCTTCCCCTGATAAATTCGTCACCAGCGAACGCCTGAAGTCATGTGTTCGCCACTCTGGTATATCAATTTTATCCCTTAATTTTTTCATATAGAGATTTGCTGACGAGCGATCTATAGGCTTGTCCAGTTCCTGGCCGGGAAACAGAACATCATTTCCAGCATTGAGGAGCCTTTCAACAAAAGGTTTCACCTGGTCAAACACCGGGCGACGGATAACGTTACCCATCTTTGAATGTTCTGCTGGAGTCGTCCAGATAAGATCATCCATATTGAACTCACTGGCAGTAGCAAGGCGCAGCTCTGATAGCCTGGCTCCCCAAAGCAAAAGCAGCTGATGAAGCACCTTGTTGGAGGTAACGATCTTGTTGTTCTCCAGCGCCAGCCAGATTTTAGCCAACTCGGTATACGTGAGAACACGACTACCCACATCAGGTTTTTTTCCAATGGTCTTAACACTTAGCTTCAGGACTTCGCACGATGGGATCAACTGGCGACTGATACACCAGTTCATGACGGAACGTAGCTGCAGAAGAAGTACCCTTGCCTTTTTGCTGTTCTTCTTTTCCTGCTTATCAAAGAAACGCACCCATGCCGAAACAGGAATGTTTACTACCGGAGCGTCCGGGAATTCTGTGTACATTGTGTTGTACACAACTGACTTGTACAGCGTCTGAGTGTTCGGCTTCAGCGTTTCAACATACTTGCCCCACCACTGATCCAAGCACTCTTTGAGAGTCAGCTCGCCATCTTCTTTGGCAAAATAATTTTTCGGGTTTAGCCCCTTGAGGTACAATTCGCGCATCTCACCGACGATAACGCGCGCCTCCTTGAGAGACATAGCGGGATAGCGGCCAATGGAGAGGCGAACGGGCTTACCGTTCCAGCGATAACGAAACTGGAATGTGATCGTGCCTGTGGGAGTTATGCGTACACTCAGCCCGTCACCATCTGTGACCTCAGCTGCGCCGCTGTATGGCTTAGCATTGATGCTACGGAGTTTGGTATCACTAAGGGCCAC